TCAAAATCTCCATTAGATATGTTTAAAATATCTACTCCTGCAGGAACAATAACTGCATAAGGTCTTGATGCTCTAATTTTAATTGTTGCAATATTATAATAAGTATTTGCTGTAGGTAAATTTACACCAGCACTAACAGTACCTGTTCCAATCATTTCTTCTAATCCTTGTGGAGAATACCCACCTTCAGAAATACAAGAAGAACATATTTGTTGTAATGTATAAGTTCCTGCAGTTAGTGTTCCAGCTCTTTCAATTTCATAACGAATTGGAAGATTGGCTGTTTGCATATAAACAGTTGTTAAATTATTAGCATTATAGAAAGTATGAGCTGTTATTAATTGACCATTAATAACAAATCCAACTCTAACAGATCCAACACCTAACCATTCAATATCTATAAATAATATATTTGATTTAGTTGCATCTAATGTAAATCCACTTGCACCAGTTCCGTTTAAAGTATCTCCATTCCAACTAGACTGTGATATTTCAGTATCAACCGCTGCACCAGATGTATAAGTTCGTCTTACTATTTTAAGTGTTGTTCCATCTGCTGTAAAAAATATTCCATTATTAGCATCAAATAAACCTACCTTTTGTTTTAAGTTTGCAGTCAAAGTATTCATTACAAATGTGTTAAAAATAAGCAATGACTTACCAGGTTGATAGGACATAACTCTTTTAGATTGTCTTATTGTTTTAGATCCAGCTGCTTCTGTTACATTTAAACTAACTGTAGATTTATTGGCTGTATAAGAAACTGTTCCACCATTTGTAGTTGATGGATCAAATAAAGTGTTCTGTGACATGATGCTCTTACTGTCAAAGATTGTAAGAGGGTTTGATACTCTTAATCTTCCGAATGCATCAACGTTATTGCCACCAATACTTACAGGTTGTGTAGTTATATTTAAATTTTCACAAGACATTAGCAGCCAAACCTCATGTTAAACCAAGTAAATCTTTGCAAGTCTTGTTTTAAGTCTTCTTGAAAAGAAAAGTTTAATTGATCCTTTAATGTCTCTAGTGCTTGTAAAACTTGTCTTTGATTATCCGGTGAATACTCTTGACTTGGTTCTGGTATGTATGTTGTAATCTTTGCCATTATCTTCTTCCATCAGGTTGAATGTCTACTCTAAATAATCCATATCTCCAGTTTTCATCTGTAGATTCATTTTCAACTTTAATACTCATTAATCTATTTCTTGCTCTAGTATCTATCTTAGTTGTAGATGAAGTTACAGTATAAGGTCCAAGCATCTGACTATCTTGTGTTTGAGACGGATAATTTCTTAATAATAATGTTACTTTAGCATTTCCTGTAAGTATTTTAAAGTCTGGTATGAATCTATTTATCTTCATTAAAAACTGACCATCTCCTTCTATATCTAAGTCAAAGTCTCCCGATTCAATGTAAGCAGGAATAGCTGTTTTAACTCCGGCATAACTTACTTCATTAACACCTTTTTCATGTTCATAATAAGTAGTTGCACCATAAGTGTTAGTTACACCATTAATAGTTGGGAATGTTGGTACACTCGTTGATGACCATTGAGTAGCATAGGGTCTATCATATGTTTGAGCATCTGAATAAGTTGTTCTAGATAAAGACATTGTAGTCCAGGTGTTTTCAACAAAGTTATAAACTACCGATGCATTAATCTGTGTTGAACTACTCGTTGGATAAAACCAAACTACTTCATTAAATAAACTATTATGAGATCCGTAAACAATGTCTGCTGCGTTGTAATTTATACCAAGATTATCTCCACCTGTTGCAAACACATAATCTTCAACAAGTGAAGGTAATTGTTTAACAGTACCGTCGTATACAAAGAACCCGCCACCAAATCCCATCCAGAATATTGCACCTTGTGCAAAGACTATTGAATGCTGACCAATACATCCGCAGTTTGTACCTACCTGTCTAATTGAAAAGACAAAAGGAGGTCCGACAAATTGCATAACATAAGCTGCTTGATCCGTTAAAATAAATATATAATCCTTACCTTGTACAGCTCCGACAATATAATTTCCTGTATCTAATCTAAAGGTACCTGCGGTATTTGTTGCAGTGGGCGCCCAAGTATTAAAGTCTTCTTGGTTTGAAAATCTTATAAACATTGGATCTTGTGTTGATGGTGATCCAATCGTTGTTTCTGTTCCTAGTAAAATTAAATGTCTATCTCTATCTGATACAATTGAACAAACAGATTTAGTTGGAGCTCCTGCTATTACAGTTGCTCTAATATTTAAAGCTCCTGATGCCGCTGGATTCCATGAAAATGTTTTACCATCTTTAATAGTTGCAATTAATATTTGTCCAAAGTTATCAAATGACCAGTTCGCTGGTGATAAGACAACTGTAGGTGCTGCGGATGCTTCACCCCAAGCAACTGTACCCCAAGTAGACGTTCCCCATCCATAACCATAGGTTTCATTAACAGGGCCCACGAATATATAAGGAGTTGTAATTAAAGATCCACCTCCAGTAACACCTGTTCCTGTTTCAGCTGTAGCCATTGTAATTCTAAATGTAGATGATGTTGGAACGGATATCACTTCAAAAGTATTTGTCGTAAAACTTGCTGATGTGTATCCAGTAGTCGTTGGTCCTGGTGTTGTAACGCTTGTAAATATAATATAATCACCAACTGAAAGTCCATGACCTGCTTTATTGATTGTAACTGTAGTTGATGCTGTTGTTGATGTATACGTACATCCAGTTATAGCTGTGCCAAGTGGAGTAATATCGTAAAAAGCACCTTCAAAATAAATAGCTAGTATTTTATTGGTACCTATCGCTGCATATTTATTACCACTTAAATCTGTCCATGTGTGCTGTTCTCTTGCAACACCCGCTAATGTTTCAGGTAGTAGTTGCTGCCAACCACCTATTTTCTCAGGGTATCCATAACGAAAACGAATAAAATCACCGTCAATCCACTGACCTTCAGCGGCAGTTGAGGTGTCTTGTTTATTAAATCCAGCTTTTATGGGTATCTTTTTTAAAGGCATAAGGGTTCTTATACCTCATATCTATATATTTAACAATATAGAGTTACTTTTTGTAAATTTCGTCTCCAATTACTAAATAATCTATTGCACTGCTATCAAACAATTCTAATGCATCTATGGGTCTAGATGCAATGGGTCTTCCATTAACATTTAATGAGGTATTTATTAACATTGGAATTCCGGTCAGTTTATTAAACTCATGGAGTAGTTGATTAAAATGATTATTATTTTCATTTACAGTTTGTATTCTACAGGTCCCATCTATGTGAGTAATAGCCAAAAATTTATCCTTATCCAAGACATCTGCAACATATAACATATATTCACTTTTATCATTAAAATTAAAATATTTATTGGTATATTCTTCTAATATAGATGCACCGAATGGCCTAAACCATTCTCTTTTTTTAACTTTATCATTTAAAATTTGTCTAGCATCTTTGACCAAAGGGTTCATCAATATTGATCTATTACCCAATGCCCTTGGACCAAGTTCCCCATGTCCTTGATACCAAGCTATAATTTTACCTTGAGCTAAAAATTCCGATACTTTTTTAATTGTTTTATCAGTGAGATTTGTTTTTGGTGCAGTATCGTCTTGCCAAAAAGGAAAATTACTTTTATTAAATGTCGGTTGTTTATAATGTTTTCTCAAAAATTCAATTAATCCTAAAGACAATCCATCGTCTGAAGAATGTGGTAATACTTTTAAATTTTTAAAATGTTTTTTTAATAAACTATTAAGGACTGCATTTTGAGCAACTCCACCGGAATAAGATATAATATCGTCTTGTTTACAAAAACTTTTAAAATGATTTAATATCATTTGTTCCGATTTAAAATGACAAGATGCTAGTCTATTTAATTCATTTTTTTCTAAGTCGGTTTTAGTTCTATAATAAGTTCTACGATTATATAATTTGTCTAGTTGTGTAATATCATCATTAAAATTATTTATGTATTCATAATCAATTTTTCCGTATGCTTTTAGACCCATTAATTTTCCAGCTAAATCTTGCCATTGTCCTGTAACTTCTAATGAAGAAGCCATATTATTTAAACAAATACCAAAAGAAGAAGCCTCTTCTCTTTCAAATTTTTTAATAATGTTTTCATTTTTAAATATACTATATGTATCTTCAAAATCACCCATGGCGTCACACACCATATCAACATCTGTTTCATTAACTACTGGCCATTTACTTAAGGCATGAGCATAATGATGATCTATTTTAAAAAATGGACATTTAAATTTTTCTAAATAATAATTTTTAGGTTTTAATTCTTCAACTATTAAATTTGAATTATTCCAAGAATTAGTATTTAAAAAAGGAATATTCATGTCTCCAGTATATGCAACCGCATCTATTTGATCTGGTTTTATATTCCATTTATTTAAAACGTGTTCTATGAAGTATAAATTTATACATCCAGCATGTTTTAATTGAAACTCTCTTTCTATTTTTAAATATTTTACTTTATCATCAATACTTAAAGAAATATTTGCATCATGCATTCTTAAATTAATTCCTAATAAATTCATTTTTCAACTGAGTGTAAATATCCAGTGAGTAAATATCTATCTTTTCTATTGGGACATGGTTGACCTCTGTGTGTATGAGTAAATGAACTTGGAAAAATAACAGCTTTTCCAATTTCTGATTTAATATATGTTCCATCAAAAAATTCAGTTCCACAATTATGTTCGGATAAGTAGATTGTAAAACCAACTAATCTCATTGGAGTTTTATAACTAATTTCAGAATGCCAGTTACTAAAATAATTTCCAGGTTTAAAATGTTTAAATCTAAACTCTGTCAATGTTTTATTACCAGGGATAATGTTTATTTCAGGGTAAATAGAATGATATTCATTAAATAATTTAAATATTTTTTCATGAACAAAATTTATTTTATCCATATCTTCTTTTATAAAATAGTAATGATTTATCCCATTTGAAACTTCTTTTTCTGTTTTATTTTTATATAAATTTATTATAAAATTACAGTCTTCTAAAGACAAAAAATTATCTTTAATTAAAAAAAAATTTCTATTCTCCATTTATTTTTTGATCTGGAAAAGTTTCTAAATTTTTAATTTTATCATTAAATTTAATATTCCAATCAGCAACAATTTTAACTAAGTAATTACCAAAATGCCTTAAACTAACATCTGAAAAATGTATTTTTCCTTTTGTTAAAATAATTAATCTTTCTTTCCAAGAAAATTGTATATCACAAGATCCGTTTTCATATTGTTTAAATTTCATTTTTTTTCTCCCATTCTTTTATTTCCGCAATATTAAAAGCAACTGTAATTCTTTCTATATTTTTTTCTATTTTTTTTACACTGTGTTTTAAAAATGGGTGAAATAATACATATTTACCGATTTCTTCTTCAATTAATAAATCATGTTCTTTAAAATACGTACCAGGACCTCCATCTGTAAGATATAATATTCCACAAAATGCAGTAGTGCTTTTGTGGTTGTGTTCAGTAACCTGTTCCCCTATTTTACATAAGTTGCCCCATGCATCCCGCACTGAAAAATTATTATTATAAATAACTTTTATTTCTGGTTTAATAATATTTAAAAAATTTAAAAAATCTTTATTATTTACTAAACTTTGAAAACCTGTGGTATATCCTTTAACATGAGTTTTATTACTTAAATCGTTATCCTTGTTGTTTTTAACAAAATTAATTAAATTATTTATTAATTGATTATCCTTTATCTTTCCAGTAAAGATAAATGTTTCTAATAAAACATCTTTTACTTTTAATTCAAAATTCATTTTACTGTACCATATAATAATCTTTTATCCTTAGCCCATTCTTTATTAACTCCATTTTTATCTACATAATGTAAGAATGTTTGTGCATGCCAATCTCCTTTAAATTCTTCTCTCCAATGTTCCACTTCACAACCTAAATATATTGCAGCATCTCCAGGCTCCATATTAATTTCGGCCCCATCCATATATATTGGCCAAGGTGTTCCATCAGAACCAATCATAACAGTAACACTAATTTCACAAGCGGGTCTGTCTGTGTGTTTTTTTAAATCTGCATTTATTGTATACATTCTCCAAAATGCATAAGTGCATAGTAATTCTAATCCTGTTTCTTTTTTCATTATATCTAATTTATTTATCATTAAAGATTCCATTAATGGATCTCCATAAAAATAAGTATCTCCATTATCGTTTTGATGACAATCAAAAGAATTAACAATTTAATTTCTTCTTTTGTTAAAAAGTTTTTAATTAATTTATATTTAAAATTTTTATATATTGTCATACTTATTAATTACGTATACTTAAAAATCCATTTAATGTTAATCTACCATTTTCAGGTGAATCTCCAAAATGACCATAACCCATATGATTGTATGAACCATTATAAATAACAAATCTATTTTGTACATATTTAATATCAGCTATTACATTATTATTTTCATCATATAAATAAGTTCCAGAATTTAAATTTGTTTCGTTTAAATATATTAAAAAAGCATAATCATCTGTATCTTTATGTATCCAATCTTTAGATGAATCTTCATTTCTTCTTAAATGTAAAAAAATATCTAAATTGTATTTTTTTAAAAAATATACTTTTTCTAAATTTTGTAAAATTAAAAAAAATAAAAATTTATTACTTGCATTTAAAGAGTTACTTCTTTTCCCTGGAAAAGTACTTTTTAAATTAAATTTTTTATTAAATTCTTCTTGTTCATACAATGGTATTTTGTATATTTCTGTTAAATAATGTTTAAGATTTGGTAAAAATTTTTCTATAATTAAGGTTTGTTTATTTAATTCTTTTAAAGAGCCCATGCTACAACTGAATACCTTTTTCCTTTCGTTACTGGTTTAACTGTATGTGGGTATAAAAAATTACTTGGCCAAATTATCATTCTATTTGGCTTAACTTCTACTTCCCATTCTTCGGATCCATCTGGATTTCTAAAACATAAATTACCACCTTCGTAATCGTTATTAAGAAGTAAAATACAGCTCATTGTTCTAGGCACACTTGCAAAGTGATCTACATGCCAAGTATAAAATCCAGTGTTTTCATATTTTAAAATCTCAATGTCAAAAATATTTTTATAATCATAATCTAAAATATTTAAATCAAATTTATATTGATTTAAATTTTTATTAAAATAAAAATGAAGTAAATTAAACCAATGTACTTTAGAAAAAGAATTATCTAGATTATTTAATGGCAATGTGTATGTTCTTCTTACGTTAAAATTAACCTTAGCTTCATCGTCACCCCCTATTTTTGTTTCTTCAAATTTTGAAATATTTGCAAAACGAATTAAATTACATAACGCATTCCATGGCAAAACTTCATCGTATATCTTTATAAAATTCTTTATATTCATATTTTTATTTTTATATCATAGATTTTTTATAAACTAAAGTTTCTATATCTGCAAAATAAACATACTCTAATCTTGATTTTTTTAATGTATTTATGGCATCTTCTGGTGTTTCAACTAAAGGATCACCAGCTAAATTAAAAGAAGTATGCATTAATAATGGACAATTAGTTTTTTTATTAAAATTTGACAATAAACAATACAAAATTTTATTATAATTTTCTGTAACTGTCTGAACTCTACATGTTTTATCTACGTGAATTACTGAAGGTATTTTTTTATCAACATCTTTTAAACAATTAACAGCATACATCATAAAAGGAGAATCTTCTAGCCCTGCCATATCAAACCATTCATGTACATTTTCTTTTAAAATTGAACAAGCAAAAGGTCTAAATTTTTCTCTTTTTTTTATTTCATTCATGATCTCTTTTCCATTTACTATCCTCGGATCTAACAATAAACTTCTATTTCCCAGTGCTCTTGGTCCTCCTTCAGAATTTCCTTGATAAAGAGCAATAACTTTACCTTGAATCAGTAAATCAGTTACTTCATTTAATTTAACATTCCTTGAAGAGATTTCATCATCATTTAGTTTAATATTGTAAACGTATTTATTACCAATAAATAAATTCTGTAGTTTATTAAATTCAATGTTTGGATTAATTTGTTTTAAATAAAATTGACATGCCGCAATACTGTTTCCTTCATCCCCACACAATGGTTCAACAAATAAATTTTTAAATTTCTTTTTTAGTTTAAAATTATTAACTACGTTATAACCAGTCCCCCCAGTAATAATTAAATTTTCTGAAATTTTCTCATCGTAATGTTTTTTTATAAAATTAAAATAATCATTTTCAAATTTTCCTTGAATTAGAAAACTAAAATCTAATAAATTTTCATTGTTTTTTTCTTCATATTTTAATTCTGGATATTTTTTAATGTTAACTTGTCTAAGATTATTTCTATCTCCATATTTTTTAAACCAAAATTCTCCAGAATTTAATATTTTTTTTAAATGTTTATTTTCTTTACCATAAGCACTTAAACCCATTAATTTTCCTTCTTCCTGAAAAAAATTAAAATGCTTTGAAGTTTCTGCATAAAAAAGACCTAAATCATGTTCATTATGTATTTCAATAATAGTATTTTTATCCAATGAAAGTGGTGTTATATTATAATGAACACCTTGTTCGCAATTTAAATTTAAACTTAAATTTTCATTTATTTCAGAATTAGTAAAACATCTTTTATACAAACATTTGAATTTATTAGGATTTTCAAAAAAATAAACAGAGGATGTTTCATAAGCAACTTCTCCATTGTTTAAATTAAAAGAAGATCCTCTACCATCTACTACAAAAACATATGAATTTTTAAAACCCGAATCATAAAATGCCTTAGCAGCATGAAGCAAGTGGTGACTTTTATAAAAACTAAATACTTGTTCTTCTATATTATCAATCAGTTTAACGTGTTTAAGATAAGCTCCACATGTTCCTAAAGATTCAAAATCATAACCAGTTATTACTGCAACATCAATTTTTTTACAAAAAAAATCAACAATTTGATTAATACACATTATAGGTAAATGACTTGTTTTTTTCTCTCTTGTTAGTCTTTCTTCTTCGCAATAATAAATTAATTTATTATCTTCGTATAAACAAACAGAAGAATGATGATCCTTTTGTATACCAAGAACTAACACGTTATTTTTATATCAAAACTTATAGAAATTCTATTTTCATCAGTATTATTAGGCTCGACAAAATGATCTAAAAAACTAGGAAATAGAAGTAATAAACTTTCTTCTGGAATATAACTTCTTAAATCACCGTGAGTAAAATAATTTCTAAAAAATGGATTAGCTATAGCCGACGGTCTGGGATCTCTAAAAACAATATTCCCAGAATTAATTGGGGCTTCAATATAATAAGTACCTGATATATGGTTATATCCATGTTGATGAATTACATTCCAATCATTTTTTTTATTAACATTTATCCACATCTGTACAATATCTACATTTTTTATATTTTTATTTATTTTTAAACATTCTTTTTTTATTTCATTTGTTAAATAAAATAAATGTGGGCTATTAATATTCTGTAAGTCACTTTGCCAACCACCTCTATTTGATTTTATACCACTTTCATTTTTAATTAATTCTTTTATAATTTTTTTAAAATCATTATTATATTGATTCATTTTTTCTAATTTAAATTTAAAAATTGGCGTAGCCCAATGTAAATCTATTTCCATGATTTTTTTTTCCAAAATTTATCTTTATATCTATTCAATAAAGTCAGACTATAAAAAATCTTAGTATTAATTATTTCTTTTGGTAACCATTTATTAAATGTCATCTTCCAAGAATCTCTCTTAAAGGGTATTATTTGAACGTAAGGTGTTCCTTTTTTAAAAGTCGTTTCTAACGTTGGGTATTTATCACCATTAATTATAATTGGAAAATTTATTTCCATATCAAATGTATCTGTGTCAACAATTGCTGGAATTATTGAAAACCTATCGTCAGAATTATTTAGCGGTGAAACAAATAAACAAGAATAACCTTTTGGAGTTTTTATTTTCCACGGGTTCACTATTTTATATATGGGTAAATTTTTATTTTTTTCAATATAAGGAGACCCCTCTAATTGTTTTATGCTATGTGTATCTATACCAGAGTTTAAATTAATTCCTTTTGCATGTATTATCTGTGAAAAATCATGTAAGGCATAAGTTTGAAAAGAATCTTTAAATTTTTCTCCTTTGTCATTTTCGTTATCAACATTATGCCTTATATTAAAATCTTGTGGCATTTTTAAAATATACCCCGCAGTTAAAGAGTCTAAAAAAGGCATACATCCTTTAACTGTTTTAGTAGATAAATTATGTTCTAATTTTTTATACCATTCTGGTATATTTAATTTTGCAGGTATAGGATAATCTTCTTTTAATGCAAAATAATCTTCATGAGCACTAAACTCAATTACTTTCTCAAACATGTTAATTAAATAACAATTTTTATGGTATTTGTAAAGGATTTAAAGCGGTTTGACCTAAATCATTAAAATATTGTTCTAATGACTTGTTTAAAGGATACGTAATAGAATTTAAATCTAAATTATTTAATTGATTATAATAATTATCCCATAGATTAAATAATGGATGATTAGGATTATTATCTAAAAAATCTTTTATTGTTTTTTGAACATTTTTTATATAATCATTTAATGTCTCTTTCAAAAACTCAAATTGACTATTTTCATAAAAAACTTCATCATTATTATATTTAACAAAATTTTTTTTATTCAATCGAATATCATTGAAATCACTTAAAGATATATTAATTATTTTGTAAGTTGTTTTATTAATATTAAAATAATTTAAATTATTATCGTCTTCGGCAATTTTGTGTAAAGTGCCTTGTAAATTATCACAATTTTTTTGACAAACTAAATAAGCCATAAATTAAGTACCTATATTTTCGAAAATCAATAATTGACCCGCTTGACCCGCTTGACCATTGTTTGGTACAAAATTGTCTTGGCCCATAGCACTTGCACCAGCTCCACCACCCCCAGCTCCAAAAGGTCCACCAAATCCAGCATAAAAAGAATTTTGTGGAAAAGTTGCATTTGGACTTTGACCTGGTCCAGTACCTGGATTTCCTGTCGCATTTTGAGAACCGCCGGCACCACCATTGACTGTATAAGTAGTGTTGGGAGATAGTACAAAGTTAGTAGTACCACCAGTAGAAGTAGTAGGACCACCACCTCCTATAGCAAAAGGTGCAGAAAAAGGTTTTGACACTGGTGCTTGAAAATATCCAAATCCACCACGTCCACCAGGTTGAGCAGGGTTTGGATTACCAGCATTATTTCCGCCACCTCCACCACCACCCATCATATACAATGCTAAATAAGTAGCATTTGGTGATGCTGTATGTGTTCCACTAGCTGGACCCGATTGCATTCTTGTAACCACTCCCATTCCAGCTGATGTTGCAGCAACTCCAGAAGATGCAGCTGTAATTCTACCATCGGCATCAACTGTAAGTGAAGTTACTGTGTAAGATCCCGCTGTAACACCAGTTGAGATCAATTGATTTGATCCAACAGAGTTAGCTGCTAGTTTAGCTTGTGTAATTGTTGATTGAGTAATTTTAACTGCTGTAACAGCATTTGTTTGAAGTTGTGCTGTTCCAATAGAATTAGAAGCAAGTTTTGCTTGAGTGATTGTTGAATTTGTAATTTGAGCTGCAACAATTGATCCAGATAATGTAGAAAGATCTGCTACTTGAATATCTGATCCATCAGCATATAAAATTTTAATTCCTTTATCAGTCGTAGACCAAGTTTGACCTGATCCAGTTGATGCATATTTAAATTGAACTGTAAATGCACCAGTTGTTCCATTTGATACTATCCAAGTTTTTTGAATTCCATTTGGAATTGTTACGATTTGATTTCCTGTGATTGTTCCTGTTAATTTAATAACTGCATTTCTTGCATTTGCTAATGCATTCTGTGTCATTACAAGAGCTGTTGTTTGAGCTCCACCTGCAATAGATATTGATTGATAGCCCGCGATTGCTTGCTGAACTACTACTAAATTTGTATTTGTAATTTGACCCCATGTACCGGCGTTTTCGCCAGTTGCCATTAATTGTATTGCTAGATCTGTAGTATATGTAGAAGCCATATTTTAAATTCCTTTGTTTTTATTCTTAATAAAATATTTATCAGTTATTGTCAATTAATGCAAACCTTATATTCTAAGCTGCAACTTCTGTCCATACTATAGATTGTCCAGTATTTACAGGAGCCCAAGCGCCTACATATAATTGACCAGTTGTTCCTGTCAAGCTATTTCCTGTTAAATTTACAGGTGTATTTGTACCAATTGTTACAGAACCTAAAGCTGTGGTTAAATTTTGACCAGTTACATTTACTGGAGTATTTAAATCAATAGTTACACTATTTAATGAAGTAGATAATAATTGACTAGTTACAATTGTAACCACAGCTATATCAATATCTATATTGCCTTGTGTTAAAGTTAATTGTTGACCGGTTACATTGGCATCAGGACCTGGGTCTACTTCACCAAGGGCTAATGTTAATAATTGACTTGTTAAAGGAATACTTACATCTATTATTGGTGTTACTGAGTTTAAAGATGTAGTTAATTGTTGACCTGTTAAAGATACATTTCCTGTTCCTGTTATATTTACAGAATTTAAAGAAGTGCTTAATAATTGACCAGTTACATTTACCGGAGTAATTAAGTCAACTGTAGCTGTTCCTTCAAATGTAGAAAGACCAATATTTTCTCCCCATCCAAGTTGACCCCAACCATTTGATCCCCATGTTGTTGCTGTTCCTGGAGCTGTTACCGGAACTACTATTCCTGGTATTCCTTGTGCGTTTCCTTGTGATAAAGTTGCTAGATTAGTGTCTAAAGTTAAATTTGCTGTTCCAGTTAAAGAAACTGAATTTAAATTTGTAGATAAACTTTGCCCTGTTAATAAAACAGAACCATCAATTGAAAATGAAACTGAATTTAAAGAAGTTGTTAAATTTTGACCTATTACTTCAACCGTTGGACTTGCTGTATTAGTCCCCCAACCAGTTAGTCCCCAAGAATATGCACCCCATCCATTATTTACTTCTGCTATAACTGAAACAGAATTTAAAGAAGATGTTAAAGATTGCCCTGTAGGAATTTCAAGTACGTTTTCATTACCTGTACCGAATTCACCTATGCTCCAACCTTTTGATCCCCAAGTTGTGGCCATGCCAGAATACTCCTATTAAGAGATTCTGATAATAGCTGCTGAACTTGTAAATGCTGGGAATTGAATAGTGAATGTTCCTGAAGTAGCTGTTTTATCAGTCGTAAAGTTTAATACTGCAACCGCAGAATTACTAAACGATGTATTATATATCAATGCACCTCTTGCAGTTAATGTAACATTCGCAAAAGATAAATCAGCAAAGTCTGTGAAAGCAACTGTTGATACAACTGACGTTCCAGAATTTACTAACGCTTTTCCACCTGTTGTGTAACCTGTTCCAGAAGAACTTACTTCACCACTTGTTGTGTAAGAAGTTGTTGCTGCACCTAGAGTAGCAGTTGATACATAAAGAGCTAATTTAAACTTATCACCACCAGCACCTGAAGTTGAAAAATCTTGATCACCATCTAATAGTTGTTTTTTAAAACTATTTGGTAACGCTTGTGTAATAGCCATATTTGTTTCTCCTTATTGTGGTTTACGAGCTATACGAGGTTCTCCATCGAGAAACTCATCAGTTCGTCTTCTTCCCATTTGTTCTAATGAGAATCCTTCGATAGCTTGCTTATATCTATTTTCATAATATTGCAACATATCATTTGGACCCTTCAAAAATCCATAAGCCTCAACTAGGCAAGCATATAATAAACCATTGGGAAATTGTTGGCTTAAATATGTATTTGCAGTTGTAGCCGATAATCCAGTTGGTTTCAAGATATAATTTGCTTGTATAGTATAAGCTTGATCTGGGGTAGGTGCTACAACAACTGTATTTTCATCCCAATTTGCGTAATATTTAGGTAATCCTGTAGTATTACTTTGGTTATATTCATTGATAAAAGATACATCCCTAACATCTAAAAAAGATATTGTACCATCTGTATTAAATATCTGTACTGATCTTATAATTAAACAATTATCAGGAACTGTAAAATATTTTTGAGTTATAACAACTGAAGCTGTGGCATATTTTCTATTATTATCAGAATCTACATCTCTTAATATTCTAAATTCAGCATTTTCAATAAATCCATTAATAATAGTTGCAGTTAAAACATTAGAATCTACCTCTGTGTAATCTCTTATTTTTGTAACTAATTCTGTGTATGTCATATTAAGCCTGTAGTGTAACCGGTCCTGCAGAACATTGTGATCCGCCGCCAGATATATTTCCTGTTGTTGCCGTACTTGTACTTAAAAAATAAAAATAATTTAAAGTATCACTTACAATACCAGATGAATCAATTTTTCCAACGGTAATTGTAAATCCATTTGCATTTGAAATATCTGTAACATTATCAAATGAAGGAACATCATCAAAAGAATCTTCTCTAGAAGGCGTACCTACTATATTAACTTGCGGAGGTCCTCTAAATCTTACAATATTACCAGTAGATCTCTCATGATCCTCTGAATAAACATTAATATAAGTAGAACCTGCATATTTAGTAGTTGAAAAAGGATTTGGATCTAAAACTACAATTACTGGTGGTTCTTGTCTATCAGGATGTGCATATCTTAATCCTTGTGGATCAGCTGTAGTTGGTTTTGGATCTAATTGAGGTTGTTTTGGTTCGTATTCTGAAACATGTACCCATGAACCATTCCATTCTTGAACCATTTCTTGATATGGAAATCTACAACCAGAACGGTCAGAGATCATGTATGCAAATCTACCGCTTGAGTTTTTAGACATTTGGATAATAAGTTTTTGGAGTTATAAATGAACTTGAAGAAGATCCATCATTATCCAATGCTCTTAATAATTCATCTTCATAAAATAATTTTAGTTCTTGTGTTCTTTGTGGAGCAAGTTTTAATGAAACATAATAAGCTAGTCCCGCGCACATGCAGGGAACAAATCTATATGGAACATCTGTTGCATTTGTATAAGCTCCAACGTCTTGAATTCTTTTAGCATAGTAATATTGAATAACATTATTTACCTGTGATGCACCTGGAGTTAAATATAAAGTGATTGTAATTTTATCTATAAATCTTTGTACGTAATATTGTGTTGGTTGACCTTGTGAATATTTAGAGGATAGTCCACTGTAAGCTGATCTATTAATTTTAGTAAGTGGAAAATCAACAACAGGAGTTTGTTCTGTGTTTCTATAAACTGCTTCTAAAATATCATCTGGTCCATAAGTAATAGAATTATAATCATATACAGTTGCATTATCTGCATGAATTGCAGCTGTTGTGCTATTAGCACCTCTGACACATCCTGTTATTGTATTATTAGCAGTATTAGTTCCTGTGTAAGTAATTTGTTCTGAATCTATTAATAAAGTTCCAGATGTTGGAAACTGCCAAACTGAATCTAATGTAATAGTTGTATCTGCTGCAGTAATTGCACCATTTAAATAACTAAGTGTTCCATCTGACGTTCCATCTGATGTAGATCTATAGATAGTATAGGTACTTTGACCTTGGATCATGGAAATAGTATTACTTGCTACTTCCCAATAATGAAGACCTCTGTTTGCCCATTCCTGGAACATTATATTTAGAGATCTTCTTGTAGATTCTAAATCTTGTCCAGTTCTTGGAGCGGACATACC